CTGAAAAGGCTACAGATGGTAAAGTAATGGCTTACTATTATCACCCCAAATGGAAGGATATAAGGAAAGATGACGAGCCTAAACGTATCTCAGCATTTGGAATGTCTAAAGATGGCATAGAGATACTTTATATTCGTCCATACAAGGCAGGATTCTATTATTATTCACCAGTAGATTATCAAGGTGGTCTACAATATGCTGAATTAGAAGAAGAGATAGGTAACTATCATATAAATAATATACAAAATGGTCTACAACCAAGTATGTTAATTAACTTCAATAATGGTACACCTAACAAAGAACAAAGAGAAGAAATAGAAAGAGCAATCTATGAAAAGTTTAGTGGTACATCAAATGCAGGTAAATTTATATTGGCATTTAACGACAGTAAAGAATTAGCTGCTAATATTGAACCAGTAACTATTCCTGATGCCTACCAACAATATGAATTTTTAGCAAATGAATCTATGACTAAAGTTATGGTTTCTCACAGAATTGTTTCACCTATGTTAGTTGGGATTAAAGATAAAACTGGTCTAGGTAATAATGCTCAAGAATTAGAAACAGCATCTATACTTATGGACAATACAGTTATTAGACCAATGCAGGTAACAATTATAGATGAACTACAAAAGATATTAGACTATAACAATATTGATTTAGACTTATACTTTAAAACACTACAACCTTTAGAATTTACTGATCTGACCAATGCTATATCAGATGCAGAAGTAGAAAAAGAAACAGGTGTTAAAAAAGATGATATAGAAAGAGAAGAGGAAATAAACGAACAATCTGAAGAATAATGGCAACAGCACTATTTATAAAAAGAGAAGACTTAGTAAAAAATACTGCTATAAGTGGTTCTGTAGATACAGATAAATTTATACACTTTATAAAATTAGCACAAGAGATTCACGTTAGAAATTATTTAGGATCAGATTTATATGATAAAATTAGTGCAGATATAGTTGCTGGTAGTCTAGCTGGTGATTACCTTACTTTAGTAAATGATTACATACAAGATATGTTAATTCATTATGCTATGGCAGAATATTTACCTTTTGCTGCTTACACCATATCTAACGGTGGTATACATAAACACGAAAGTGAAAATAGTCAAAATGCAGAAAAAAGTGAAATAGATCAACTTATTGCAAAAGAAAGAGATTATGCAGAATATTATACAAATAGATTTATAGACTTTATGAGTTTTAATGCTGCATCAAAGTACCCTGAGTATTATACAAATCAAAATGAGGAAATATATCCTGATAAGGATTCTAATTATGCTGGTTGGGTACTGTGAAGAAAAGAAAAAAAATTGGACAATATAAACCAAAACAGAAGAACGAAATAAGACTTTCAGGTTATCTTAAAAAGAATAACAATGAGCTACGGTAAAGTTTATGAAACAAGTTTTTGGGGTGATTTACCTTCAATAATATTTCTAGGCTTTAATAAAGCGTATGCTTTTATATCAGAACAGACAGATTTATTTATATCAACTGTTAAGATTAAAATAGATACAATATTAGAAACAATAGATAGAACAAATTATTAATTATGGCAGCAATAAATATAAATGTAGGAACAGCAGCAAACTCAAATGACGGTGCAACGTTACGAGATGCTTTTATAAATGTTCGTAAAATGATGTATGAAATATACGGTATATCTACAAACGCATCAGATGTTTTAGATAGTTATACAGATGCATTAGATTTATCTACAGGTACACCAACTTTTGCAGAATCAGTACAAGACATCGTTGGTGCTATGTTTACAGGCAACACAGAAACAAATATTACAGCTACTTACGAAGATAGTGATGGAACGATAGATTTAGTAGTATCAGCAGATTTAGATAGTATTGGTGCTGGAGATGGTCTTACAGGCACTTCTTTAACTTCAGGTGATCCAGTGCTTAATGTAGTTGGTGGAGATGGTATTACATCTAGTGCAGATGAAATAGAAGTTACTGTAGATGATTCTACTATAGAGTTATCTGCTACAAATGGTAGTGGTGCAGTAAGAATAAAAGACTTAGGTGTTGCTACAGGTAAAATTGCTAATGATGCAGTTACACCAGCTAAAATTAATATTTTAGATGACTCACTAGCAGCTACAGATGCACATATAATGGTGGGCGATGGTACAGATTTTGGTAACGTTGCAGTAAGTGGTGATGTAGCTATTTCAAATACAGGTGCAGTAACAATACAAGCAGGTGCAGTTGAAAATTCAATGTTAGCTGACAATGCAGTAGATCACGATGAATTAGCAAATAGATTTACAGAAGATGTAGATATAACTACATATACAGGTGCAGTTACTTTTGATTGTTCAACAGGTTCTGTATTTAAACTTGGAGATGATTTAGCAGGTGCTTATACAATTACTTTGTCCAATCATAAAAAAGGACAAATAATTACCATTTACCCAATAAAAGGAGACCAAACATTAAATTTATCAACTGCAAGTGGTACGCCAGTATTTAATAAAATCGGTGGTATAAATTATGAAGATAATGGTTCAAGTAGTAATATACTACAAATAGAATGTGTAGATGATGCTGCAAATTCTGTATTCTTTTATTCTTTAGCTACTTTTGCTGCTGATAAAGACGATATATAAAAATTATGTTACGTAGAAAATTCTTACACATTACACCTACGGCTACAACACCATTAACTGTTAGATATTTAATTATTGCAGGTGGTGGCTCTGGTGGTGGTGGCGGTGCAAACTTTAGCGGAGGCGGTGGCGGTGGAGCTGGCGGTTTCCGTACAGCTACAGGCGTATCAGTTACAACAGGTGTAGGGCTTGTTGTTGAGCTTGGCGGTGGTGGAACTGGCGTACAAAATCAAGGAGATGATGGAGACAATTCATATGTTACAAATTTAGGCGGTTCTACAATTACCTCTGAAGGAGGAGGTGGTGGAGGTTCAGAAGCTTCAGGCGGAAACAATGGTCGTGATGGAGGTTCAGGCGGTGGTGCTCAAGGTGCTTCAGGTACTGCAGGTGCAGCAAGTCCTTCAGGTCAAGGAAACGCAGGTGGTACAGCAAGCGGCTCTACAAGTGGAGGCGGTGGCGGTGCAGGAAGTGTAGGAAGTAATGCTAATGGCTCTTCAGGTGGAGCAGGCGGTAGCGGTTCTGATTCTGATATAACTGCAAGTACTGTTGGTTATGCAGGAGGCGGTGGCGGTTCAGGTTATGGTTCGCAAGGAGGCGGTTCAGCTACTGATGGTGGTGGTGCAGGTAAATCAGGTACTCACGGAGTTGGAGCTGCAGGAGCTGACGGAAAAGGTGGAGGAGGCGGTGGCTCTAATATGAGTTCAAGTAATGCTAACGTAGGCGGTAATGGTGGTAGCGGTATTATTATTTTAAGATACCCTGTTGCTTATGCTATTACTTACACAAGCGGAGGAGCAGGTTCTACAACACAAGTAAATTCTAACACAGAAAATGTAACTACAATTACATCATCAGGTACAATAACATTTAATGCAGTTTAATTATGGCACATTACGCAAAACTTAACTCAAAAAATATAGTTATAAGTGTTTTTGTCGGCAGAGATGAAAGCGATACTAGTGAAAATTGGGAAGAGGTATATTCTAACCTTTTTGGTAAAACTTGTAAAAGAACATCATACAATACAAGAGGCGGCATTCATTACACCGATGGAGAGCCAAGCGAAAATCAATCAAAAGCATTTAGAAAAAATTACGCTGGTAAAGGATTTAAATATTATGTAAGTCACGATGGATTTGCTCCGCCAAAACCTTACGCATCTTGGACATTAAACTCATCTACATTACTTTGGGAAGCACCAGTAGAAAGACCAAGTGATGATAATGCTTATTTATGGGATGAAGACACAAATGAATGGGATGTTATTTTGAGATGATAACAGATTTAAGAACATATGGACTTTCAGCATTTGCATTAATATTTAGTTCAATGCCACAAGTTAATATGTACTTACAAACTTCTGTTCTGATCCTCACAATTATATTAGTAATAATCCAAATATATCAAAAGACAAAATGACCATACCACAAAACGGAACATTTAGATTTTTATTGCATTTCTCAGGTGCTTTACTTGTATTCTTTCTTATAGTAGGTATACTTGTATACTTAACAGAATACACTATACCTGAAGAAAATGCTAGTATTGTAAACACATTAATTGGTATGATAGCTGCTAGTGTAGCTATGATTATATCAACAATTACAGGTAGAAATCCTGATGAATTAGAAAGTGCAAAGAAAAAGATAAGCACTTTAGAAGCTAGAGTAGATATGTTGGTATCTCAGAAAGATAGCTTAGAACATATGATAATAAAAATGCAAGAAGATTCTATAGATAAATTATCTCTTATGAGTTCTTTCTACATAGATGACTTGCGTAAAAACGTAAAGAAATGAAAAAGATAAAAGATTATTTAGTATCTAATTGGAATAAATTAGATTTAACAACAAAGATGGTAACAGTTATGTTTGTAATTACATTTCTGTATGTTATCACTTATTTAATAAAATGATTAAACTTAAATATTTTGAATTATCTGAATTTGACAGTCCTGACCAAGAGAATAGTGGTGTTAATATGGATCATAATTTCTTACGGATGCTGGACAAAGCAAGAGAAATCGCAGGAATATCCTTTAAAATTAACTCAGGATATAGAAGCGAGACTCACAATTTTAAGGTGGGAGGAGTGCCTAAAACTAACTGGAATAGGGGAAGCTCACACCTGTATGGATTCGCTGCGGACATTGCCTGTAAAAATTCGAATAATAGAGAGATTATTGTTAGAAGCCTTATCACGGCAGGATTCACTAGACTTGGAGTGGCAAAATCCTTCATTCACGTTGACAACGACCCAAACAAAGTGGATGCTCTCTGGTTGTACTAATACTGTAGGAAGCACATTAACCGATGAAAAAGAAATTTAAAGATACAAAGGTTGGAAGATTCTTACTTGAGAAAATCCCAAATGTCGTCACCAGTCTCGCTAGTGATTCCCCTGCTGGTAATATTGTTCGTACTCTCATTGGTGGGTCAGAAATGTCTGATGGTGATAAACAAGTTGCACTTAAAAAGCTAGAACAAGAAATACACGAATTTGATGGCATAACAAAAAGATGGGTAGCTGATTCTGCCAGTAGTAGTTGGTTAGCTAAAAACGTCAGACCACTTACACTTGTATTTTTAACTGTAGCATTTGTTATAGGATGGTATTTACAATTAGAAGAATTATCAGTAATAAAAGAATTACTGACTATTGTATTTTTAGGTTACTTTGGATCTAGAGGTGCAGAAAAAATAATTGGCAACAAACATCATAAATAATGGCACGTCAAGCTGCATTTGTATATAGAAAAAAAAATAAAGTAAAAAGACCAAACGTACACGCAAAGAGTAAATCTAGCGGTTTAAAGTCTAGTAAGATATATAAAAAGAAATATAGGGGTCAAGGAAAGCGATAACAGAAGAATTTATTTGTTATTAACAATCTGTCAACACCAAGTAATTTTATATATACCTTTGGGATGGATTTATCTCCTTTTGTTTTTACGTTTTTCCTATGAGAGCTTTTAATTAAGCTCTCTTTTTTTATACATTTTGTCAGTTGTAATTTTTTATTATATTTGCATTATGACAATATACGAAAAACTGGTAGACATTCAGGGGAGACTGAAAGCACCTAAAAATCAAAGAAACAGCTTTGGTAGATATAATTACCGTAGTTGTGAAGATATATTAGAAGCAGTAAAACCACTGCTTACAAAACATAAGTTGGTTTTAACTATCACAGATGAAATTATAAATTTAGATAATTGTAATCATACTTATGTAAATGCTACTGCAAGAATAACCGATGGCAAACAAGAGGTTTGGGTTTCTGCACAAGCAGGTATAGATTTTAATAGAAAAGGGATGGATGTATCGCAATCTTTTGGTAGTAGTTCTAGTTATGCTAGAAAGTATGCATTAAATGGTTTATTCTTAATTGATGATACCAAAGATGCAGATGCTACAAATACACACGATAAAACTATGCCTAAGACTATAGATGCTATGCCTGAATTAAAAAAAGGTACAGAAGCCTTTAATAAAGTAAAGGAAGCATTAGGTAAAGGATTTACAATGGAAGAAGTAAAAACAAAATACAAGGTAAATTCAACAGTAGAAAAATTATTAACTCAATAAATATAATATGGACAACAATGAAAGAAAGTTTGTCGGAAATGGCAGACAAAATGGTGATTACTATATAAACATATCACTAACTAAAAGTAAAATAAAAGATCACTTTTTTGAATATAATGGTGAGGAATACATTCGTCTTACAGTGGGTAAGAAGAAGGAAACGGACCAGTATGGTAAAACACATACTGTATGGATTAATGACTATGATCCAAGCAAAGCGAAAGACAATAAAAAACCTGTAAGTGCAGGAGATGGTTTACCATTCTAAAAACTTAAGCTATGACTAAAACAAAATTTGTAAATGTACAATTAAATCTAGATGACTCCTTATCAATTAAGGAGTCTTCTGTTTTATCTTACTTATGCTCACTTGATAAAAAAGAATATTGTTTTGCATCAAATAGCCATATGTCAGATACATTAAAAATACACGATAGAACTCTATATAGAATTTTAAATAGATTAGAGGAAAAGGAACTAATAAAAAGGGTAACTAGAAGTACAGGTAAGTATGGTAAGAGTAGAAAGATTTATGTTACTCCAACTGTCAAAGCGACATATCATAACAATATTATACATAAAAATAAATAAATAATATAATTATATATATAATATATATATGCAATCATTTTTAGATTTAGGTATAAGTGTAAATCACAATAAGGATCAACAAAAGTTACGCTGTCCTAATTGTATAAAACTAGGTAAACAAAATTATAAAGATACTTGCTTATCTGTAAATTCAACACAAGGACTTTTTTATTGCCATAAATGTGGTTGGAAAGGAAAAATAAAAGATAATATAGAAATAATGCCAATAACAAAAATATACAAAAAACCATCTAAGTCTAATATGATTTCTCTTACAAGTAAGGGTAAATCATTTTTAACAGATAGAGGTATTACTGAAGAGGTTATAAAAAACAATAAGATAGTTTCTACAAGAAATGACAAAAGTATTTTGTTTCCATACTTTAAAGATGGTCAGATTATAAATTATAAAACTAGAGGTATAGATGGTAAAAGCTTTACGCAATCTAAAGATGCTGAATCTATTATCTATAACTATGATAATTGTGTAGATCAGAAAACAATAGTTATATGTGAAGGTGAAATAGATTCTTTGTCTTGGGAAGTTGCAGGTATTACATCTCATACATCTGTAAATATGGGAGCACCAAATTCAAAAGATAGCAACATAGATAAAAAACTAGAATGCTTAACTAATTGCTATGATATATTTAAAAATGCAGATATTATTTATATTGCCACTGATGAAGATGAAAATGGTAGAAACTTGCAGAAAGAACTAATACGTAGGTTTGAATCAGAAAAATGTTTATTAGTCGATTTAAAGCCATATAAAGATGCAAATGAGGTGTTAGTCCACGAAGGTGTAGAAAGTCTCAGAAATCGTCTTAAAAGTGCCTTAAGACCTAAAAAGGAAGGTATATTCTCTGTATCAGATGTAGGTGAGTCTATGATAGATGGATTTCATAATGGGCAAGAAAGAGGTTCTACTACCTATGTAAGAGAAATAGATAATGCTTGGACTTGGAGAATAGGTGAGGTAAATATATGGACTGGTTATCAAAACGAAGGAAAAAGTTTATTTCTTAATCAATTAGCTACACTAAAAGCATTTCACGATGGTTGGAAGTTTGCTGTATTTTCTCCTGAGAATATGCCAATAAATGATTTCTTTAATGATATCATAGAAATGTATGTAGGTAAAACATCTGATCCTTTTTATAAGAATAATCAGATGTCTATAAAAGAATATACAGAGGCTATGGATTTTGTAAAGAAGCATTTCTTTATAATATTTCCTAGAGCTGATTTTGAGTTAGGTTCTATATTTAGTAGGGCAAGATTTTTAGTTAAGACAAAAGGTATACGTAGTTTAATTATAGATCCCTATAATACAGTTCAACACCGTATGAGGTCAGGGGAAAGAGAAGATTTATATATATCTAGATTTATGTCTGAGTTAAAAAGATTTGCATTAGATTATAAAATATCTGTTCATTTAGTGGCACATCAAGTAACCCCAACAAAAGAAGATAATGGTAAATATATAAAGCCTGATAGTAATAGAATCAAGGGTGGGGGTACGTTTGCCGACAAAGCAGATAACGTATTATTTATATGGAGACCTGAGAGAGCTTTGGATTATTCATCAAAGAAAGCTATCTTTGGTTCACAGAAAATCAAGAAACAGAAGTTGGTAGGAATTCCACAGGAAATAAAAGATATAGAATTTGATATTAAAAGCCAACGATTTTACTTTGGTGGAACCACACCATTTACGAAGATTGATGAACTTAGAAAAGGACATAAAAGTTCTTCTGCCAATTAGAATAACAATAGGCAAAAGAAGACTAAGAAGATTCTATTTGAATCTAAACCAATATAGAAATTGGAATACCTTTGTCTCCAACGATATCAAAAAAACATTTCAGGAAAACGTAAGCAAGAGATTAGATTTTAAATTTAATAGTGAGATAGAAGTAGATTATACTTACTATGCACCTGATAGCAGAGTAAGAGATTTGATGAACGTAATATCAGTCGTAGATAAATTCTTTCAGGATACAATGACATCTAGTGGATGTATTGTCAGTGATGATACAAAAACTGTAAAAAAGATTACTTGTAGATACGGAGGAATAGATAGAGAAAACCCTAGAATAGAAGCTGTTGTAAAACAGTACAACGAAGACTGAAAATTATGTATATACAATTCTTTCCCATATATGGTTTATGCGTAGGCATTAACTATTGGGATACAGATATGAAAACTGAAGACGACCCACATCCTGATGATCTTAGTAAAGAGTATATGATACAATTCTTTATAGGAATTGTAGGTATATCTTTTCACTGGTGGTGGGGAGACTAATAGATAAACTAGCAGAAAAACATAAAGACTGGATACATATGGCAAAATCGTTTGGATGTGATGATGATGCTGCAAATGAATTAGTACAAGGTATGTACATAAGGCTAACCAAATATGTAGATAACGTAGAGAAGATAATGTATGATAAACAGAATGTAAATACATACTATGTATATGTAACACTACGTAATTTATTTCTATCAGGTTATCATAAGCTAAAAAAAGATTTACCTATAGATAATTATAATATAGGCACTGATGAAACTTACAAGCAAGACTACGAAAATGCCTTCAATAAGTTAATTAGTAAAATAGAAGATATAGTAGGGAAATGGTATTGGTATGATAAGAAACTTTGGGAGATACATTTTAAAAAGCAAATGTCTATGAGAACAATAGCATCTGCTACAAAAATAAGTTTAAGTTCAATATTTAATACACTAAAAAATGGCAAAGAAAAAATTAGATCAGAAGTTAGAGAAGAGTGGTACGAGTACCTTAAAAGCAAAAAAGACCAGTAAAGGTTTTGGTGATACTGTAGAAAAAGTATTTAAGGCTACTGGTATAGATAAAGTAGCTAAGTGGATACTTGGTGAAGACTGTGGTTGTGAGGAAAGAAAAGAGAAGCTAAATCAAATGTTTCCTTATATCAAACCACAATGTTTAACAGAAGATGAATTTAGTTACCTAGATAAACACTTTAAGGCACACAAATCGCAAATAACCATAGATGAACAAGTTGCTTTAATTAATATTTATGGTAGAGTATTTCCTAAAGCACCAAAGGTAGAACCTACAAGTTGCTCACCTTGTTTTGTAAATAATGTGCTAAGGAAACTAGAGGATATTTATATACATTATAATGCATAACTGGGTAGAAGAAGATTTATTTAATTGGTTGCAAAAAAATGAATATAGCAATTTAGTTAAGGCATCAGATCCTATGAGTAAATGGGATTGTTACGATGATATGTTAAACCATAGAATAGAACTTAAATGTAGAAAAACACATTACGATACTTTAATTTTAGAGTACATAAAATACGATGCACTTAGAAAAAAATGTGATTCTACATTTGAAACACCAATGTACATAAATTCAACACCTAAAGGTATCTATAGATTTAATATTAATAAAATGTTGTATCTTGATTGGCAAATGAAAGACATTAGAAAGACAACACATTTTTCTGACAATTCAATAGTTAGTAAGAAAATAACATATTTATCAATTAAAGAAGCAGATGTATTATGGGAGTGGTAACAGATGAAATAACAGGTTTGGTTTACGTACAAAATGATACTGGTATAGTTACTTCAAAAGAAGATAGAAAGTCTATGCCAGTTTACAGTGGTGTATTAAAATACTTTCCTGATGCTATTAGAGAAATATCTAAATGTAGTTATGTGGGTAACGATCAACATAATCCTGATAAAGAATTACATTGGGATAGGTCTAAATCAGGGGATGAATTAGATGCATTAACTAGGCATTTACTTCAAGCAGGTACATTTGATGATGATGGTATTCGTCATTCAACAAAGGTAGCTTGGAGAGCTTTAGCTAATCTACAAAAGGAATTAGAGAAAACTAAAAAATAAGTTATGCCACTTAGAATGAAACCTAAAAAGTACGAAGAGAAACAAGACTTCAATAGAAGATGTATGAACAATGCAAAGATGATATCTGAATTTACTGACAGAGATCAGAGGTTTGCAGTATGTCAATCTATATGGAAAGGTACGTTTGATCCAAGCAAGTAATATTATATAAAATATTTTTCATAGATTTGTGTCATAAGCAAAAATATGAAAGCACTAAAAATATTATCAAGACTACCACATTTAATTATAGCTTTTATATTATTGGTTGTATTTTGTATAGTAAAAGTATTGTCAAATACTATTTACTATCTACTAGAATATCCACTTAATAAAATATTAAAAGGGATAGAATCAATCTTAAAATATATAATTATAAAACTATAATATGGGACAAATAAAAAAACTATTAGAAGAAGAAGAAATACTTGGTGAGGAAGCTAGAGTAAGAATTCAATGGGAAGAAGAAGAGCATTTATATGAATCACAAAAAGAAAAGAAATGAGTGTAATTACAAATCATATCTTTGAACACTATAGAAAGAAACAAAGAAAAATAGAAAAAGCTAAGACACTACTTAGAAAAAATAATCACGTTGTATACGAAAAAAAAATAAATAGATGATAGTTACTTTAGATGGAGAACTTTGGAGAGAGGAAGAATTGGAAACGAATATGTATGATGATGAATTTTACTATGGCTATATGGGTAAGAATTCTCTTTCCTCTTCATCTATAAAAGTATTATCAAGTAGACCATACGACTATTATAAGTATGTGAATTCAACAGGTGTTAGTGATAGCAAGTTTGATTTTGGTAGTTTGTTTCACTGGTATGTATTAGAACCTGATGTATTTGAAAAGCAAGTATTTCTAGATGTATCTAGAAGATCAGGTAAAGTTTGGCAAGAAGCAGAAGAGAAACACGGTAAAGTATATCTTATGTCTGATCGTTACAAGGTAAAACGACTAGCAGAACGGTTTCTTACTTGTAGCAAAGTAGAACATATTTTAGAACATAGTGAAAAAGAAGTGCCAACAGTTGGTATGATAAATGGTTATTGTTTTAGAGCTAAAGCTGATATTTTAGGTGATGGTTATATCGTAGACTTAAAAACCTGTAGGAATTTAAATGGATTCAAATGGGATGCTAGAGACTATGGGTATGCAGCTCAAGTATATATTTATACAGAATTGTTTGATATAGATTATACAAACTGGACATTTATAGCAGTAGATAGAAATACTGGTGAATTTGATTTCTATACTATAAGTGAGGATTTTTATCTAAGTGGCAAACAAATTGTAATGGAAGGTATAAGTAATTATAAGTTGATAGAAAAAGGACAAACAGAATTTGAACCAAAATATAGAGAATTTATATTATGATAGAAACTTTAACAGTAAGTCGAAAAGAGTGCTACGATGATATAATTATGTCATTGGTTCAGGGTTTACTTGTGAAAGATGATATCAAAGTTATCATACAACACTATGAAGATTTAGAGCAATACGAATGTTGTCAAGGTATACTTGATGCGTATAATGATTATAGAAAAACAAGAAAATGAATTATAAGATAATTAGAAATAAAGTAGAAGAGCATTTAAATATAGATTTAGAAGTTCCTACAAGACAAAGGGAGTTTGTATATGCTAGAGCTTTATATTTTGGTTTGTCTAGAGAATTATTAAATATGGGATTTGCACATATTGGTGATACTCTCGGATACGACCACGCAACAGTTTTATATCATACCAAGAATACTTTTAAGAATTTATTTCTATGGAAAGAAATGAAATATATAGAAGCTTATCATAAGATAAGTAGAGAGTGTAGAGATATGAAGTGTAATAATTGGTGGAACAATAAAAAGTATTACGTTGAAGATCTGATAAGAGAAAACGTAAGAATGAAAAGACAATTACAAAAACAAAATTAATATGGGAACAGCGTTTTATTTAGTAGGTGCTTTATTGATAGCATTGATTTACATTATAGATGTATGGCAGAAATAGAAAAACAAGATGGCAGAAAAAACAATGGTGCTGTAAAAGGTGTCAGCAGAGGACAAGGTAGACCTAGAAAGATTCTCAATAAAGATATGAGTAGTCTTACCTTATCTGCATTAAAGAAGATATTCGGCAGTGAAGAAAAGATGTGGATTGAAGTGGCAAAGTTAGCCAAAGCAGGTTCACCTAAACACTGGGATTATATTATGAATTATAGATATGGTAAACCAAAAGAAATGCAACAGATAGATGTTAACACAAAAGTTAGTATTCCTGTTATAGATTTTGCTAGACCTAAAACAATAGATGTGACACCTAAAGAAGATCAGAACCAAAATGAAAGTTCTTGAATTATTTGCAGGTAGCAGAAGTGTAGGTAAAGTATGCGAAAAGTTAGGATATCAAGTATACAGCTCTGATATAGAACCTTTTGATAAAATAGATTATGTCCAGGATATACTTAAGTTTGATTTAAGTAAAGTACCATTTAGTCCTGATATTGTTTGGGCATCACCACCTTGTACAGCATTTAGTGTTATACGTATTGGTAGGAATTGGCATAAAGACAATACACCAAAAACAGAAACTGCAGTCTTAGGTGTTAAGCTTGTAGAAAAAACTATATCAATAATTAAAGAATTAAATCCTAAGTTTTGGTATATGGAAAATCCAAGAGGTAAGCTAAGAGTATTAGATGTAGTAAAAGGATTACCCAGAGTAACTGTTTGGTATTGTAGGTATGGAGATAAAAGAGCCAAGCCTACAGATATATGGAGTAACAATATAAAATCATTATTTAATCCTAATGGTTGGAATCCTAGACCAGAATGTTTTAATGGAAATGAAAATTGCCACCACGATAAATGCCCTAGAGGTAATCATCCAGAAAAAGGTGGCACTCAAGGTATGTCAGGAGCTTACGAAAGAAGTATGATTCCTGAAGAATTATGTGAAGAAATATTAACAGCAATATGAAAGAATCGACTCTCATACAAATGAAAAAAAAGATTGAGGACTTAGAGAAAAAAGTTCATCTTCTTTATCATTTACCAATAATTAAAAAAGACATAAACAAGCTTATACAAGATAATGCAAAAGCTGAATCTAAATCCAAAGTATCAAAGTCTGTTTCAGACAAAGGATAGATACGTTGTAATAACTGGTGGTAGAGGTTCAGGTAAATCATTCGCAGTAACGGTGTTTTTAGCACTTCTAACATACGAAAAAGATAATAGGATACTATTTACTAGGTACACAATGACTTCGGCTTCTATGTCGATTATTCCTGAGTTTGTAGAAAAACTGAATTTAATGGGGGTAATTGAAAACTTTGAGGTAACCAAGTATGAAATCAAAAATAAGGTTACTGGTTCTTCTATATACTTTAGTGGCATAAAAACTGCAAGTGGTGATCAGACTGCTAAACTTAAATCTATAAGTGGTGTAAATACTTTTGTACTTGATGAAGCAGAAGAGCTTATGGAAGAAGATAACTTTGATAAGATAGATTATAGTATCAGATCCAAAATGTCTAGCAATAGAGTTTTACTTATATTAAATCCAACTACAAAAGAACATTGGGTGTATCAGAGATTCTTTCAGAATAGAGGTATTGCTGATGGATTCAATGGATCTAAAAATGGTGTTACTTATATTCATACTACCTACTTAGACAACGAAGAACATTTATCTGAGTCTTTTGTGAAGCAAGTAGAAGAAATGAAAGTAAGAAGACCACAGAAATATGAGCATCAGATAATGGGTGGTTGGTTACAGAAAGCTGAAGGAGTTGTGTTTGAAGATTGGCAAATTGGACAATTCAATAGGGAGATACCAATAAGTTGTTTTGGATTGGATATTGGATTCGCTAGAGATGAATCTGTTCTGACCGAAGTTGCAGTAGATAAACCTAGAAAAGTTATTTGGGTTAAGGAACACTTTTACAAAAAAGGGTTAGTTACTTCAAATATATATGACTTATGTTTAAGATATGCAGGAAAAAGACTTATTGTTGTAGACTCCAGCGAACCTCGACTGATTGCCGAGCTGAATTCAAGAGGGTTGAATTGCACTGCCACTGTGAAGAAGAAGGGCAGTATTGTAACAGGAATTGCGTTGATGCAAGACTACAACATCAACTTGGATGGAGAAAACCTTGTCAAAGAATTCAACAATTATGTATGGGATATCAGGGGTGTCAAGCCGAGAGATGCTTACAATCACGGTGTCGATGCGATGAGGTATGCTGTTGAGTATTTACTTCTGCGTAGCAATCCAAAAGGTACTTATGTTATTCGGTGAATTCAATACCTATGAATTTAATACTGTGAATTTAATAGGTTTATGAATTTAATAGCTTGTGAATTCAACACCTGTGAATTCAATACTATGAATTCAATAGGTAAAATTTTGTATATATGAATTTAATACCTATATTAGCATCTACTTCAATTATGTTATTTCATAATTTGATTTGGTTATTATAATTAGTTAACAAGAAACCCTTTGATACTTTCAGAGGGTTTTTTAATTTCTGCAAATATATATAAAAAATAATTTAAATAATATTTGTCAGTTGCAAAATAATTATTATATTTGTACTATTAACTAATTAAAATATAAAATTATGAATACAGATAAAAAAACGGTCCAGGAGATTGCAGATTACATACTCCCAGTTGTTGAAGATCACATTTGGGATACTACTAATTGGCATCTTAGTCTTAAATCAACAAAATTTTTAAATCCTGAGATTAAAAATATGAATGATAAAGAAATGTTTTTGTTTGAATTTGAAATATACAAGAGTATAATTAACAAGCTCTACAAAGATATAAATAAACAAACTAATAAAACTAATAGCTAATTAAAATATAAAATTATGAAAAGAAAACAATTTATAAAACAATACATATTACCTTATGAATATTGTCAAGAAAACATCTTGAGATATTTAGATGGATCATTAGATTATGACAATGAATACTTATTAGAAGTAGCAACACATAGAAACATATTAAATTTAGAATTATGAATCATATGGTAGATAGTGAACCTAATTGGCAAGATGAATATTACAAGTACGATAATGTAACTTTCTTATCAGATTGTTGTGGTGCTTATCCAATAGGTGAAGTAGAAATAGTAGATGATTATGCAACTGGTCGTTGTAGAGAATGTAAAGAAGGCACTGGCTTTCACGATGAAAGAGATAATAAATATTACTAATTAAAATAAATAACTATGAATGAATATACAAAACAAATAATGAGTCAAGCTCTATGCTTACCTGAATACGAAAGAAAACAAATGATATCAATTCTCATAGCATCTATGCTTAACGAAAAATCTATTGAGGATTCAAGAATAGCTTATGATGATATTCATAAACAATTAAAAAAATATACATAATGGAAAAAGAAAGATACACTTACTTTAAAATAAATATAAAAGATTTGAATAAGTTGTCCAGCTCTGACCCTAAAATAAAAAAAGAGATCAGAGAAAGAAAAAAATTATTTTCTTCTACACCTGGACCAGGTTAATTTCTATGAATTTAATAGGGATGTGAATTTAATACCCCTATGAATTTAATACCCCCCTTTGTGAATTCAATAGGGGGTTTTTTTTTGTTTAATAAATACGTTCTAGAGCTTTATTTAGACTCATTCTAAATTTTGCATTTTTTCGCATTTTTTTGCATTTTTTTTGCTTTTGGTTTGTCAGTTAGAAAAATTTACTTTAGATTTGTACTAACTAATTTAAAATAATAACTAACTAAAAATTATAATTATGAAAATGACTTTAAACGAAATAAACACAATAATCAATTTATTAATACCTTTTTTCGGTATTATGACTTTAATAGTTTCTACACTATTTTTAAAGCCTTTTATAAGGACTATTAAAGAAATATTTTAACTAATTAAAATAAATAAACAGAGGACTTTTGGTGAAAGGGCTGTAAAATCCTTTAAGGTAGTTACAATCAAAAGTTCTCTACCTTTTACTAACTAAATAAATATATATTATGAATAAAAAATTAAAATTTGATTTACTAACTAAAGCGGCAAAAAGCGGTAACATTTTTGGTGCAACCTTTATTAAAAAAAATACATTTAATAAAGTTGAAGAGTACAGAAGCGGAGCTTTCCGCGGTGGTGTCAAAATTGGCGTCAATGGAAAGGGTTTAAATTATGACCCTAGAAAATTTAATAACGTAATTGTATGGGATATGAATAAAAACGGATTTCGTACAATAAAGGCGGATAATTTGAAGTACTTAAGATTTAAAGGTATTACTTACAATTTTTCTTCATCTTCTTTCACAAGGGATGCGGATTTACCTTTTTAATTAACTAACAAAATAACTTATAAATTTAAATAAAATGGAAAATACAACAATAAACGAAATAATTAAAGATTGGGAAGAAACAATTAAAGACTCAATCAACGCACTTTTAGAATATGATTTTCGTACTTCTACAGGTGACAGGATTTCTTTAGACGATTATGAAAACGATATTTGTTTAAAGGATGATTTAAACGACAGCATTCAAGATATGTTACACGAAATTATTGACGGCTGTGAAGATGTTATTTACACTCACAACGCAAAAAAAATATCGGATATAATCGGTAAATATGATGCCTTCGGTACTTGGGATGTAACCGGCGAAAGGTTTAATAATTGGATGCAAGTTGCTTATGCTAACATTTATGATTTGATACAAGAAGAAATCGATATTGAAAAATTAATTGTTGAATGTCTTAAAGACGTAAATCACACATACAATGTTTAATCTACAACAAAGGAAGCTTATCCTCAACGAGTATTTGAGGGTAAGCTATTTAAAGGATGATAATCAAATTTTTCTATTGAGCACTATTGCAAAAGAAAGGTTTAAAAATTGGAATTGGGAATTGATAATTGATTGTATTATTTCCCATTATATCAATGTTGATAATTTAAGCAAAAAAGAAGCCCATAAAAAATTCAATAATAAAATTCAAGATTGGGTTTGTACTTACAGAATGACTAACTAAAAATAAATAAATTAAACATTAAATAAAATAAATTAATTATATAACCCCCTTTTTGGGGGTTTTTTTTATGGGTTAAAATTTATAATTGGTTGATTTCCAGCTCTAAAAGATTAATACAGATCCTAAATAGTGCGAATTTTACGCCTCAGAGAACGCCTAATGCAATTAAAATTTGATTTGATGGTAAACCACCTGGACAGAATTTGAGCTCCTTACAGCTAATCTTTTTATTATGCTTGAATAGTATTTATTTGGGGTACTCTCTGTAAAAATGGCAAGTCGTACTAATATAACCACGACTCCACACAGATAACATTCTCCAACTGACAATTAATTGTAATATAATTTGCATATGACAGATAATATCGTATCTTTGGTTTATAATAATAATAATAAAATACGTTATGAAAAATACACAGAAAATGAAAAAGGAAACAAATCTTAAGATACACGAATTAGACAAGAATCATTGGTTAGGAAAAGTTCGTGAGTTACAAGGTAGATTAGATGTTTATAAAAAATATCTAAAAGAAGCACAAGAGAAATATGTCGAAGCACTTGAGTCTATGAATCATTATTCAAACAAAGTTCAAGAGACAGAAGACCGTTACGAAAACGAAAAAGCAAAAAACATATGACATAGACCAGGATGGTTAAAAATTAGGGTAGCAGAAATGTTACCCTTTTTTTTTTATATTTGCTTTGTGAAAAGATATTTATACATATACACAACTAGAGATAAAGATGCCAAAGAGTTTTGGAAAGTTGGTATAACAGATAACCCAAAAAAGAGGCATACTCAAGTAACACAAAATATGGATTTAGCTGTAAATGAAACGTATGTTAAGGAACATAGATTCTCTAATCAAGTTGAATCTATAATAAAAGTAAGCAACAAACTAAACCAAGCAATAAAGTATAGAGATTGTATGGGTGTAAAGTCTTTTGATAGTAAAACAGAATGGTTTAAAGGTGGTTCAGAAAAAGTAAAAAGCATTATAAATGCCGCTAAAAAGATAGAGGATTTATTTAAAGTGCAAGAGAAAATATTTATTGAGTCAAATACTAATATAGATAAAATGGAAAATTATATAGACCCAAATGTATGTTTTAGTTGGTGCATAAAAAATGATGTAAAAGTATATCCAGTGCCAACCCTAAATTCAAAAGAAATGTATATTGAAATAGATAACAGAGGTTTGATAATAAGATCACCCCAAACGTATACATCAAAAACAATTTACGATAAAATCCGAGAATTACGTTGTCATTACTACACCACGAATAATTGAATATTCCAACTGTCCTAATGGCACATATATATATAATTATAAGTATACATAAGTAAGTATGTTTTTTATTTTATGTATAAGTATGTATTAGTATAATATTGTACATAACACATAATATTCTGTATAATACATATAATTATTTATTGATATGTCACTACGTCATTTGACTTGGTGAGATACATAAAATAGAAACAAAGTTATTATAATATGATAAAAGAAAAAGTAAAGATTGTTGTACCGAATTCATTATCTGAGGTAACACTAGGTCAATATCAAGAATATCTTAAAGGCATAGACAAGCTAGATCCTGAAAAGGATGCTAAGACAGTAAACAAAAAGCTTATTCAACATTTCTGTGGCATAGAAGAAAAGTTAGTTGACAAGGTTGCTTACAAAGATGTAATAAAAGTAGTGAATGTTATTTCTACTGCTTTTGAGAAAGATTATGAATTGGTGCAATTATTTAAATTACTAGATGTACAAATGGGATTCATACCGAAATTAGATGATATGAGTTTAGGTGAATACGTAGATACAGAAAACTTTCTTGGTGATTGGCAAAATATGCACAAAGCTATGGCTGTACTTTACAGACCAGTTAACTTTAAGAAGAAGGAAAGATATACGATTGCAGAATATTCACCATCTGATGAAATAAGCCATCTAATGAAAGAAATGCCACTTAACGTAGTAATGGGTTGTATGGTTTTTTTTTATCGTTTAGGGATGGAATTGTCGAAAGCTACCCTGACTTATATTCGCAAGACAGTGAAGAAGGATACAACATCGGACTTGAAGGCAGCTTTGGAAAAAAATGGGGTTGGTATCAATCAATTTATGCACTCGCTAGAGGAGATGTCAGAAAATTTGACGATGTTACAAAACTTCCGATACACCAATGTCTCACATTCCTCTCGTTTGAAAAGCAAAAAAACGATCTCGAAAGACAAATGATAAAAAAGAAGTTTAAATGAGAAGCTATTATAATATTATTGATAAATTACATACTTACCTAAATGGTAATGTTTCTATAAATACCGTAACCTTTGGTGATTTATTAGAAGTTGATTTATCAAAACAAACTATTTTTCCATTGGCACATATAAATATTCAAAACGTAGCATTTGCAGAACATATTATGAATATAAACATAAATGTTGTTGTAATGGATTTAGTAGATGAAGATAAAGATGATAAGCAGGATAAAGCAAAACCACATTTAGGTTTAGATAATAAGCACGATATACAAAATACACTATTATCTGTAGTAAATGGTATACAGTCTGCAATTAGAAGAGGTGATTTATATGATGATTTATTTCATCTAAACACAGATCCTACAGCTCAGTTATTTGAAGATAAGTTTGAAAACAAAGTTACAGGCTGGTCAATGGATTTATCGATCAGAACACCTAATAACGATATGGCACTAATAAATAGAGACGGAACAGAATGTCAATAAAACTAAATAATACAAAAGCATATTTAAAGTCTTATTCACAAAGGCTCATAAAATTACTAAAGAGAACTTTAGATAATAAGAAGATAACTTATACTGGTGCTGCTAAAAATTCACTTAGACATAATATTGTAGAAGATTCTTTAAGTGCTTTTGGAATTGAGATTGTAGGTAAGGATTATCTTAAAACTATAGAAGAAGGTGGTAAACCACCTAAACTACCACAAGTGTCAGATATAGCAACTTGGTTAGTACAAAAGCCTGTAGATATATATGGCAGACTTACCTTAAGACAAATAGCTAAAAGGATAACCAGTAAGATAAGAAACCCAAATATAGGTATTAGACAGAATGTTTTTATCAAACCACTTGTAGATAGAGAACGTGGTAATTTAAAACTTATTGCACCGTTTGTAAAAGATTTACAAGTTTCTATAAAAGACATAATAAAACAGCAAGGATTGGATGTAAGTAACAAAACTATAAAATTTAAATAGATGAAAAAGATTAACGTCAGATCACCATTTTTTATTACTGTACAAAGAGAAGCTGCTAAAGTAGTTGATGACCCTTGTATTACAGATATCAATGGTCTTTGTATAGATGACGACCCTTGTATAACAGACCCTACTTTACCACAATGTGCAAAAACAATTCCTGATCCTGTATTTAACGATAGAAACTTAATATGTGGTGCTAGTGTACAAAACATAGGGATTGTAGGTGCTATGGTTTATAATTTTGATATAGAAACTACAGGAAGGGTAAATGGTGATTATACCGTTTCATTAAATGATATAAATATACCTGTAAGAATTAGAATGGATGTTGTAGCAAACGTACCTAAAAAGGATTTAGGAACAGGTACAGCATTTGAAAATAAAGGATTAACTACACATAGCGATACTTTTGAAGCAGCAGGTTATGGTACAAGTGGTCTTACTGGTACTCCAACAGACACCAATGGTTTAGATATAACAAAAACATTTGCATACAATTCATCATCACATACTGGTAATCTACGGTTTCAACTTCACTTACCTGTAGTTACCGAAAATAGTATGACTATATCAGTAAGCTGTCCTGCTAAAGCAACAGTTACTACAGTTCCTGACTCAATAGTAACTATAGTAAGTTTTAGCTCATTAAATGTAGTGAATCCGACAACATCAGAACCCTTTGCACCTCTAGTTAAAGTCAATGGAGCACAATTAGGTAATATTGAAATATTACAAAAAAATTCATCTATTACCAACGAGAAGCTTTTTCAAAGTAATATAGATACGATAATGGGTGTAGGTAGATTTCCTGTTCCAGCAACCCAACAATTTTCTACTAGAAGATTTATGCAAGCAGAAACTGATTCAGGTGCTGCAGGAACTGGATTAACATTACCAACTCTTCTAAATCCAAATGGAATCCCACACTATAGTAATAGAAACTTTTTTAGAGGTATACCTAATGGCAACACACCAAAAAATGATTTACAATCATTTGACAACAGTATAGTAAACACTCAAGTAATCTATAAAGGAAATAACTTTTTATCAGATGGCAC